TTCCGGGTACTCTTGCATGGCGGCGACTTATGGCGCAGCAAAGAAAGTCAAAGAAGGCGGAGTGGTAATGGCAAAAAAGAAGCGCGACCTGACGCTCGATTCCCAGAAGTCAAGCCGACTCCTCGAAGCGGTTGACTATTCGCGTCGTCGCATGCAGCCATTCCGTGAGCAGCGCCTTGCTGCTGTTCGCGCATACGTCGGCAGCAACTACGGCGAAATGGGCGCATCTGAAAAGGTGCCGCTCAACCTGATGCAGATGGCGGTGAACATTTACCGCCGGCAGGTTGCTGCGCGTGCGCCCCAGGCTCTTATCGTCCCGAAGGATCCACGGCTTGCCGCTACCGCCGACGACTTCGAGTTGGCGCTCAACTGGCTCATCAAGGAGATTGATCTTGAAGCGTCTATCGCCCAGTGGGTGATTGATGCGATGTTCTCTGTTGGCGTGATGAAGGTCGGGATTAGCCCCGGCAAGCAGTGGGAGATTGAGGGATACAACCACGACGCCGGCATCCCCTTCGCGGACGTGGTTGACTTTGACGACTTCGTCTTCGACATGAATGCGAAGCGGTGGGATCTTTGCCAGTACGTCGGCAATCGGTACACGCTTCCGTATGAAGCGGCAACCGAAATGAAGTTGTTCGACGAGGAACTGACGCCGACGATCCTTACGGACTACAACGAACAAGGGGATGAACGTGTATCCATCCTCCAGACCGGCGGGGCATGGAACCCGCAGCGCGGCTACATGGATCTCGTGGAACTATGGGATCTATGGCTTCCCTTCGACAATCTGCTCGTAACTGTGCAGTGCGTTGACAACTCCGGAATTGGAAGCGGGAAGATCGTGCGGGTGGTCGATTGGGACGGTCCCGAAACGGGGCCGTTCCATATTCTTTCCTTTGGCGATGTGCCAGGGAACATCATGCCGCTTCCGCCTGCGCAGGCAATGCTCGACCTGCATGATGCGGCCAACCGAGTCTTCCGAAAGATTGTCCGTCAGGCTGATCGACAGAAGACGCTGACGGTGGTATCCAATGGCGCAGAAGAAGATGCGCGGCGAATTATCAGCGCAAACGACGGCGACACCATCCGCGCCGATAACCCGCAAGCAACCAGAGAAGCACGGTATGGCGGTCCCGATGCGGCCAGCATTGCGTTCCTGCTGCAACTCAAGGACTTGTTCGTCTATCTGGGCGGCAATCTGGATGCGCTTGGTGGGCTTGGTCGCCAAGCCAACACGGTGGGCCAGGAGTCTCTTATCTCCCGTTCCGCCAACATGCTCATTGCCGACATGCAAGATCGGACGACTACCGCTGTCCGAAAGGTCATTGAAAGCCTTGCGGACTACCTGTGGAATGACCCGACTTCGGCGCCAAAAGTCCTGAAGAAGATTGGCGACACTGGGCTTTCGATCCCGATTGAATTCTCTCAGGATCTTCGCGAAGGCGATCTCCTTGACTACATGGTTGAGATTGCGCCATACTCCATGCAGAGCCGGACGCCGTCTGAGCGCCTGGCAACCCTCAGCCAGTTGATGACCAACTTCGTCATTCCGCTTGCCCCGCAGTTGCAGCAGCGCGGAATCGGAATCGACATGGACGAGTTCATGCAGATCATGGCGAAGTACTCCAACCTCCCTGAGATGGAACGGATCCTCGAACGGATCCCGCAGGAAGAAATGGCGATGATGCAGCAGGCGGCTGGAGGTGGCGAACGCCCCTTGCAGTCTCCAATTACGACCCGAACTAATGTCCGAGAAAATGTGTCGGGCGCAACACGGCAGGGCGCGGATCAGGAATCCATGCGAATGCTGATGAACATGGCAGGACAAGGACAGCAGTAAAGATGCCGACGTACATTTACACCGCACCAAACGGAACAGATCACGAGTTCGTTATGTCGGTTGCCGAAATGGAAGCCGCCGAGAAGAACGGATTCATGTTCCACGAGGGACAGTGGTACAAGCGAAACCTAGAAGCCGAGCACGGACCCGCCCGGGGCGGGTGTGCATCGTGGCCGATGAAGTCGGACGCAGCCGGCGTCCACCCCTCTCAATCAAAAGAGGCGTACGAACATTCGGTATCCGTTGGGGTACCGACGCAGTTTGATCCCCGTACGGGTCAAGCGATTTTTACGGACCGATCGCACCGAAAGCGGTATCTTGCGGCCCGTGGCTTCATTGATAGGAATGCCGGCTATGGCGATTGAGGAACAGGACGATTTCATCACAGATAACACGGGATCGGACTCCGATGCGTTTCCGACCCGTGAGCAACTGGCTGATACCAAGCGGCCCGACCCGCTTGACTTTGATGAGCCAGAATCGTCCTACTTTGATCTTGTACCGTCCAAGCCAGAAAAGTCCGGCGCGCCGGACTCGAAGCCTGTTGACGAAACCGACGCATCCATGCTCCAGGAACTCGCGGCAAACGCGAAGGCTCTTGGCATGAATGATGACGAGGTATCCCAGATCAAGGATCCGGGTGCTCTTCGGAGTGTTATTGCCGCCCTTCAGAGGCAGGCCACTACCGAGACCACCCAGACCAACGAATCAACCGGGCAAAAGCCCGATGCGGGCGAAAGCCCAAGTTCCGAGTACGAAGCGCTTGCTGCGCTTGATCCCGACGATGCAATTGATCCGTCGGCCATCAAGGCAATCAAAGCGCTGAAGGCAGAACTCGACCGTCTTCGTGCGAAGCCGGTTGCGTCCACTGCCTCCCAAGGAGTGCGTGCAGAAGATGCCGACTATCTCGTCGCCAAGTTGGGCGAAGACTACGCCGGCATCTTTGGCGAAGGACCAGCCAACTCTCTTTCGAAGAAGTCCGCTGAGTTCCGCGCGCGCTTGCAGGTCGTCGAGGAAATGAAGCGCATTCAGGATGAGGCCCGTTCCGCAAAGCGGAAGGTGCCAGAAACCAAGGATGCCTTCGATCAGGCTCTCCGAAGCGTTTTCGGAAGCCACGTCCAGTCCGTCGAGCGGAAGCGGCTTGCATCGCAAGTTCAGCGGCGGGAATCGCAACTGATTGCTCGTCCGGTCAACAACGGCAAGAGGCCGGTGTCCGGGCGCGAGAAGGCGATTTCCAATGTTGCTGCAATGATGCGTGAGCGCATGCAGGGCGGCATGGGCAATTCAGATTGAACACCTGACACAAGGAGTAAGTCATGGCCTTCCTTCAGGCAGATGACATCGCTGACATGATCAAGACGACCCAGCGTGATCTGGGTCGCATGAAGTGGACCGACATCTCGTACAACCTTCAGGAGTACATCGCTCTGCCGATGATCCTCCAGCGCGAGAAGGTGTCGTTCCAGAGCGGCTACGGCATTCAGTGGAACGTCGCCGTCGCAACCTCCGGTGCCGCCAAGGACACCGAACTGTACGCCACCGACTCGGTGAACGTGTCTGACGTGATGCAGACCGCCAACATCCCGTGGCGGCATGTCACCACCAACTACGCCATCGAGCGTCGCGAAGTCGCCATGAACCGCGCCCCTGCGGAGATTGTCGATCTCGTTCGCATCCGTCGTAACGACGCGATGATCGACATGGCGAAGCACCTCGAAACCCGCTTCTGGACCAAGCCGGCTACCAGCGCGGACAACGAGCGGATGTACGGCATTCCGTACTGGATTGTCTACCCCGGCACCACGACTGCCAACGGCGGCTTTGAAGGCGGCAACCCTGCCGGTTTCTCTTCTGGCTCTGGCAATCTGTCTTCGGCAACCTATCCGGCTTGGCAGAACTGGGCGTGCACTTACACGTCGATCACTTCCACGGATCTCATCCGCAAGTGGCGCCGTGCAGCGACGTTCACCAACTTCAAGGCTCCGGTGCCTTCGCCGTCGTACAACACGGGCAACAACTACGGGTACTACACGAACTACAACGTGATTGGCCCGCTGGAAGAGGCTCTTGAGGCGCAGAACGACAACCTCGGAAACGACATCGCTTCCAAGGATGGTCGCCTCCTGTTCCGCCAGGTGCCCGTGACTTGGGTTCCCTACCTGGAGTCGAACTCGGCTAACCCCGTGTACGGCATCAACTGGGGTTGCCTCAAGCCCGCGTTCCTTGCCGGCGAATACATGCGTGAAGAGGGTCCGACCCCGGCGTCGAACCAGCACACGGTCTTCGTCACTCACGTTGATACCACCCTCAACCTGATGTGCACGAACCGCCGCATGAACTTCGTTCTCGGCACCGGCGCAACCGGATTCTGATCCGCACTCTGCATAGAAAGGACACACTGTTATGCAGA